TACACCGGCGAGAGTTGTTTTCGTGTTTTTCATTTGGATTTGAACAGCCTATAGGCTCCGTAACAGGCGCAGGCTAATCCAATGAGCGCAGTGATAAGCTGAACCCAGTCGGTAAGCCACGGAATAAACGAAACAGCGGTAGCACCTGCCGCTGCTGCTAGGCTGAGTCCAGGGCTGGTACTGCTGTTCGTTGGTTCCATTACTCAGTAGGCTGTGCGGCTTCAACCACCGGATTCGCCGCCTTGTAAGCCTCCACAACCGCCGGAGTCCACAGCGCGTTGGCGATATTCACAACCTCAACCGGCTGGCCTTCCAGCGAGTCACCGGGGACGAGCGTATACTGCGAGGTAATCTCAGAACCGACAATCGAACCGCTGTTGTCGTAATCAACGCCGGTCGTCACGAACAGCGAGTTGTTCTGGTTGCACTGCACTGCGACAATGTTGACTGGTACGATCATTGGATGGTGGGTTTGAGGTTGGCGTTGTAAGCGGTAATCGCGGCAGGAGTCCAGACGGCGTTTGCAATCGCGACAACCTGCTCAGGCTGACCCGTGAGGTCTGAGCCGGGAGCGAGACAGTATCGCCGGAAGGTGGAGGCTTTGACAACCTCGCCATCGACGATCTGGTCCGCTAGACGGACTTGAAGGATGGTTGAAGGAAGAACCTCGCAGAGCGAGAAAATGGTGCGTTGTGTTAGCATGGGATTAGACAGTGTATACCGTGTTGATAGTTAAATACTTTCCAGTTCCAGCACTATGATCTGCTGTTGTTGTATCCCCTGATGTTAGTTGGCAGACTAAATCAACATTTGATGATGCTCCGCTTCCAACTGCTGAAAATACAGGACCAGTAATTGTAACAATACTATTTCCTATAAAGGCATTTCCAATAGCAGCAATAGAAGAATTTGTGAAAGGTATTCCTGAAACAGTTAGTTGTCCAGATGCTCCTACGGTGCTTACGTTTGAAAATTGAATTGCAATTCTAACAATTCTTCCAATTTTTGTATAACTGCCAGTCGCAGTAACAGGAACAGTAGGGTTGGTTGTAACGCCCAGCAACGATCCAGTCCACGTACCCTCCTCGTAATCGTTCAGTAGCTCGGAGGTTCCGGTTCCAGCAGTCGCGGAAAAGTCGATGCCTTTGCCGGACGTAGTCATCACTACGTTGCCGGTGGATATGTTCACATTGCCTGATGTGTCGATTGTCAAACGGCTTGCACTTGCAGTTTCATCCGAAACGCTAAAGCTCCCAGACGGATTAGAAGACAGAGCATATCGTTTTCCAGAACCACCGCTGGAGTTTAACTGCAACTGCGCGGTATTTCCGCTAGAGCCTTGAATGAACACCATTCCGAATCCAGACGCGCCTTCAACTTGGATGCGTCCGTTTGTAGCTCCATTGACTTGAAGATCGTAACTAGGACTCGCTGTACCAATACCCACCCGATTGTTCGTCGAATCAACCTTCAGCGTCGAGGTGTCCACCGTCAGATCGCCAGTGATGGCGGCGGAGGCGAGCGTGGCGGTGCCGCCGGAGCCTAGGATCTGGTTGCTGGTGATCTTCTTCGTGGTGCCCGATGCAGCCATCGAAGTATCCGAGATGTCCACAATCGGCAGCACGTCTGCTGCCGGATCAACCGTAGTGATGGCTGCCAAGGCCGTAATTTTCGTGTCTGCCATAAATGTTTAGTTTGCTTGGATGATGAGTTTGCCTGTGTCCTCTTGGAGCAGGAAGTCCCCGTTCTCCAAGTCTAAAGAGTCGAAAGTGCCGAAAGTGATGACGATCTTGTCGATGCCGTCCTCCAGGAGAACGAAGAAGTCATCCTCCTGCAGCAGGTCGCGCCGGATGATAGGCAGGTCGGCGCCGCCGCCAGCCCCACCGAGGGCTTGCTGCACGCCGAGTCCTAGTCCTAGGCCGAGACGCATTTTAGACCCACTTGCGGTTGTAGGCGATGATCGCCCCGGAGGATACAGCCACCGAGGTGAAGACGCCCGAGATCGAGTCGCCGGCCTGAATGGTCACGCCGGATGGGAAGTTGGTGATGTTGGATGTGATGGCTCCGAGGATGGTCGTGGCGACGGCATGGATCTCCATGTAGTTGCCGGTCACAGTGCCCGCGGAGGCGTCGATGTACCGGCCACCGTATTCGCCGGCCAGTTGGCGGTTAGATCCGACATTCATAGAGTGAACTTCTGACTACTGCGTTTTGTGCCACCGCTCCATCCAACCTGCAAGCGTGTAGCCCCGCAGCGCACTCGCACCTCGGGGTTATCCCGCTCGACCTCTTTCAAAAATTGGGAGTCCTTCCAACAGTCGTATCCAAGTTTGGCTCCCCAGGCGTGGTAGAGTGTCGGGTCGATGCGCATCCGTAGGCGGCCGATGCCGTCGATGCTGCGACGGTCAACCTGCGAGTCCTTGGCGATGCGTTGCTGATGGATGCCGGCCTTCACCCACTCCTTAGAGATCCCGGATTGGAACTCTTTGATGACGGCGCGGCGCAGTTCGCCGGGTAGGTCGTCGAGAGCGTTGGCGATGACGGACGTTACGGAATTGTGAGCCATGAGAAAGGAAAGAGGGGGAGGCCCGGAATGGACCTCCCCTGTTGTAGACTGATTAGGCGCCGTTGAAGAAGCCAAACCCGCTCGGATTCTTCACAACGAGGCCGGCAATGGCCTCAACGAGGCGGGCAGGGCCGCCGCCGGAATCCGGCAGATTCTTAACCTGAGGGAGTTTGGCGTAGCGCACCTCGACCATGTCCATCGGGATCACGTAGCCCTTGGTGGGTGTGGCAGTCAACGTGGTGCCAGGAGTGGACCCGATAAATTGGGTCGGATGTAAAATTAGCCGTCCAAAATCTCCTTCAAAAACATCGATGGACGCCTTGAAAGTGTCGGCACCGAGATCCTGGTTGAAGGTGCGGACGCTGGTAGCGGCAACACCAGTGTTGGGGGTAGTGACAACGACACTTCCCGAGGCCGTCAGGTTGGTGAACGCACGCTTGAGCGTGGAACCCAAGATACAGTCGTAGTCGCGGAAGGTGCCGGTGGCGCTGTAGATAGCGGTCAGCACGTTCTGGGCAGTGGCTTCAACGAAGGAAGCCGCGGCAGTGGTGTCAATCGCGCCGGAGGCCGGCTTGAAAGGCGAACCAGCGGCACAGGCACCGATGTTTGCGGAATTGTCGGCGTTCAGCCAGTTACCAAGTGAACCGGTGCGGTAGGCGTTACCACCAACACCCGTGTCCATCTGGGAGGGTTGGTTGGTACACATGAAGGTCGACTCCATGTCGCGCTTGATCTCAACGAGCTTCTTAGCGATGCCGTTGGCCAACTCATCCGTCACACCAGCGACTTCCTGGGTCTCGGCAATAAAGCCGATGCGCAGGTCTCGGCGGAAGGCCTGGCCGAAGTTGTTCAGACGGGTCCGATTGACCACCGGGTTGGAGGCGTTGGCGACGGTCACGTCAGTGCCGTCCGGTACGCCACCGAGGACAGGGACGCCGTAATTGTCGACCTGCCAAGAGAACTGCATATTCCCGATGTCCTTGCCTTTGGGGGCCATGGACACGAACGGGGTCGACTTGGCGTCGACGATGGCGATGTAGTCCGCCAGATCTTCACGAGCGGCGGAAGTTGAAGCGAGCGCGGAAGAGCCGCCTTGGTTTGGTTGTAGCAGGGGCATAATTTAGAGCATCCTTTTGAGTACTTGGGCTAATTCGATGGTCGACCCAGACCTAGTGAACTTCGACTTGGCAGCATCCAGACCGACCTTGGCCGCATCCTTCTTTGCAGGGATTGCGGTGGGTCGACCAGGCTGACTGGGTGCCTTGACCAGTGGGCGGGTGGCAGATGGCTTGCCCTTGGCGGACTCCTGAGCCAGACGCAACTTGCGCCCGGCAATGAAGTCACCGACCAGCACCTGGTACTCCGGCAGTGAGGCAATCTGCGGCAGTTGCCGCAGGACGGCCTGCGCTTCGGTGTACTCGGCAGCCGAACGGTCTTTCCACCATGGGTAGAGCGTCTCGGCGATAGGCTTGATCTGCTGGTAGTTCTGCAGGAAGCGGGCTCTGGATGGGATGTGCAGGTCTATGGCGTCTTCTACACGCCGTTTGATCTGCTTCACATCGTCTGAGCTGTACTCCTTGCCCTCTACTTCGCAGCCATCAATGTTGTCCTCGCACCACCGCTTCAAATTCCGGGCTTTGCTCCACTCATCGTTGAGTTTGGACACTTCCCAGACATCCGAAAACGGGTCTGCAGCGGACTGCATTGAGGTTGGCCTGTCGTTGGTCTGCTCCAGCTTGGCCTTGGCGTCGTTGAGCTCCCGCTCGAGCGACTCGGCCTTCTCCAGCGCCTCTTTCTTCTGGCGCGTGAGCTTGTCGATGCGTTTGCGGTAACCCAGCGAATCCTCGTCGCTGTTCTCTTCGGTCTCGGAAAGAACCTCCTGCTCAGGCGACTCGGCCTGAGCGTCCGTTTGTTCTGCGGTCGGCTCCGCATCCTCGGCCTGATCGTCCACGGAAGTGGCTTCCGGCTCCGGCGCTTGTCGCTCGACGGCTGACGCCTTGTCTTCCTCCCCGCTGAATCGTGTCTTCAGTAGCTTGGCCAACGCCGATTCGTCGAACTGCATCGGGTTGATTGGGGGCTGTGCCGTGTTTTGGGCAGGTTTCGCTTCCTGTGTATTCGTCGGGATGTCCATGCTTTTAGACCCTGCAAGCCGGGTGTGCTGCAACCATGGTTGTTAAGGCCAACCAAGAAGCCGTTGTGTGAGTGAGAGCCTAGAACTGACCAGAAGTCAATTCCCTCCCGTTTCTTAACGCACTTATTTGTGCGATGAGATCCTTGATCGCGGCTGCCCGGCCTGCGTTGTAGGCACGGTCCTCCGCGGAAAGTGATGGGAGGATGGCCATTAGCACCTCGTCCCGTAGCGTGTCGTCGATGACCTGGCCCATGGCCTTGAGCACCGGGTGCTCCTCGGACACTGAGAGAGCCTCCGAGAGTTGTTCGTCGGTCAGTTTCATTGTTGGACTCCGAGGCGGCCGGTGATGGCGTTCTGCTGCTGCTGGACGCTGAACTGCAGGTTCTCAATGTACTTCTGCAGGTTGGCCTGGAAGAGCGGGTCCTGCTGAAGCTGGGCCTGGTACTTCGGGTTGGATTGCAGGACTTGCTGGCTGAATTGCAGGCGCATGGGCGCGGTGGGGTCGTTCTCGCGGAGCTGCGGCGGGTTGCCGAGGGACATAAGCGCGATCTCGTCGTTGGTCTCGTTGAACATCTTCTGCGCGGCAGGGCCCTGCTGCATCACCAGCTCGCTTGCCAGATTGGGATCAATGGCCCGGAGGGCGACAGAGATCAGCTTGGCCCGGTCGATGACGCCGGCGGTGTCGAGAGGCAGGACAAGGGTACTGATGGCCTTGAGCTTCTCGGTGACCAGGTCGGTGCTCATCTCGCGGACGTCGAACTTGAGCATCACGTCGAAGTCCTGGATGTCGGGCGGGAGCGGCGTGGCCGAGGCCGTGATGCGCTGGATCTCGGCAGGGCCGATGTATTGCAGGGTGAGGGCCAGCACCTGGCGGAACGCCTCGGTCCAGCCGTGCAGCCAGTTGTTGATCAGGCGCTGCTGGCGCATCTGGGTGATCACCGGGGGGACTTTCTCGGTCGGTCGGCCAAAGTAGCGGTCGGTCTGGGCCTCGATGGCTGCGATAAGCTGGAAGGCTACACCGGGCTCGCGGGCGGGCGGTTGCAGGAAGCCGATCTCGCCGCGGCGAAGGACAGGGATCTGAACGGCAGGGCCGATCTTGAGGTTGCCGCCGCGGGTTTTGGGGACCTCGATGGGCGGCAGGGTGGCCAGGGACGTGTAGTCGAAGATCGAGTCGCGCTGGGCCTTCACCTCGTGCTGCCAGGTAGAGCAAACCTCGGGCACGCCGCGGGACTCCGTAATCTGGCGGTGGATGAGCTCGGAGCGCCAGATAACGAAGGGATACTGCCCGTGCGCGTAGTCCAACAAGTCGAAGTAGCCCCACTTGTCGCCGACCTGGGGGCTGAAGACGGTGTAGAACACGCCCGGTATGCCGTCGGAGTCGATGGATTTCTGGTAGGCGTAGCAGACTTCTATGAGGTTCTCGCGGTCGAGGATGGAGTTCTCGGCCAGGCCGACGGCGGCGTAGGTATAGGCCGAGTAGTCGCTGAAGCGGCCCATCGTGTTGATCGCTTCTTGAGCCCATTCGGCGTCCCACTTCTCGGTCTCGACCTTGTTCAGGAGCTGGGCCTCGGTCATGTAGAACCGGCGGAAGACCACTCGGGCGGACTGGATGTCGGTGGTCTCGGGCGGGAACACCAGCTCGTCGTAGGGCGCCAGGGCTGCGACCATGGGCTTGTTGGTGACCATCGTGGGGATTGGGAACTCGCACTCGCCCTCGGTGCGCAGATCGCGGATGGCCTTGAGGGCCCGGCGTTTGCGGAGGTTGGGGAAGGCCGAAAGGAGGAGCTCCGCGGATTGGTCGTCGGCCTCGGGGTTGGCGATGAGATTGGGCAGGTCGGCCAGAATGGAGTCCACGGGGGATTGGGCGGCCAGGGCCATGATCTGGTCCATGGTCAGGTACTGCTCGCGCTGTCCCATCTCCTGCTGCCAGGTGACGTGGACGCCGGCCCATCCGTAGGTCCAGAGGTACTGGGAGAGTAGCTCGACCTCGCGGGTAAGGTCGTTGTACATCTTCGCGTTGACCGTCCAGTCCATCAGGTTGTGCGCGGTGACGGCCTGGTCGAGCTGGCTGATGTTGGTGGGCGATACGCGGAGCATCGAGCGCCAGAAAGAGGTACTGCAGAGGTCCACGAGGCCGTTGATCACCTCGTCGGCCAGCGGGATACGCGTGTCGGAGGCTCCGTCCCAGGGGAAAGCCGGCTTGTTACGGTTGGCATCATTCCACTTCTTGCCATCGTCTGTCTGTCCAGGCCAGCGGCAGTAGCGCACATTCTCGGCATTCTCGACACGGGCGAAGACGCCGTAGTCGGTGGCCGAGCGCCGCAGCTCCTCGGTCAGTGCGCTGACATTGGGCTCGTCGCCGACCCGTGCCATCACGTCGGTTGCCTGCTTGTAGGAATCTCCTTGCATAGTCAAATGGTTTAGTATCCGCCGCCGCCGCGGCAATCAAAGCCCCCATGGCCCACGAACGCAAGACTGGAGACCAAAAGCATCCCCAGGCAGTCGATGGGGTCCTTAGTGCAGCCCTTCTGCCCGTCGCGGCCGGTGTGCTCGGAGAGTGCGTAGGAAAGGTTGGCGCAGTCGTCGGTGATATAGAGGGATGGCTCGTTGAGCGGGGTGAGCGGCTGGGTGGCGTCGTAGGATAGGAGGCTGTTGATCGCGGAGGTGCGCTGGTCGACGGGCACGCCGGGTGCGGGTACGAAGGCCATGGGCTCGTTTAGCGGGTTTTCGGACTCGGCCAGGAGGTCGATCAGGGTCGTGCCGCCGGCCTCGGAGAGTGCGGGGGAACCACCGGCCTTGGGGTCGATCAGGCGCATTACGGGCTCGCCGTAGCCGAGATCGGACTCGATTTGGCGGAAGAGGGCTCGGTACTCGGAGATAGACCGGCCGGCATCAAGAGTTTGGGCGGGCCCGAACTTGCCGTCGGGCTTCTCGGAGGGCAGCGCCCACTCGCCATAGTTACTGAAGTCCGGGAACTCGCGGACTACGATGCGCTTGCCGTCCTCGTACACCAGGAGCCACAGGCAGAACCAATTCCGGGCGCCGGCCGGGTCGCAGACCATGTACAGGGTGCCGCCGGAGGGCACCTTGGATGATGGGATGCAGTGGATATCGGGTCTGAAACGGGCGAAGGCCTTGCCGATGTTGTCCGAGGCCCAGCCATAGGCACGGGTCAGGACCTGGCCCATGGGCGAGGTGACTAACTTACTCTTCATCTCGTCGAATGGGTTGTAGGGGTTGTCCTCCGAGAAGAAGAACACGGTGCGACGGTTGGTCTGGGGCTGCACCATGGTGCGGGCACATTTACCAACGGGCCACGTGGGCAGCGCTTGCTTGCCCTTGATGAGCTCGGCGTCGTCGAAGCGTGTGATGGCAGAGCCGGCGGTGAAATCCTTGTAGATACTGGCAACGCCTTCGAGGGGGGTTTGGGTCACGAGGAGCTTGCCGCGGCGCGTGATCAGGCGGTAGCGCAGTGTGTCCACCCAGGACTGCGGAACAAGCTCGTCACACCAGATCATGTCGGCCTCGCGTCCCTCGATGGTGTTCTCGGACTGGGTGTAGTTTAGGAAGTCACAGCGGCTGCCGTTGGGTAGGATGAATGAGCCGTCGGTAAAGCCATTTTTGCGGCTGTAGTTCAGGTAGTGAATACGGCCCTTCTTGGTGGCCCGGAGTGCGACGGGCAGGTAGTTGTAGATCGCGGGCTGTTGCACGGTGACCGAGGTGGCGTGTGATGTGTGGCAGCAGAGCACGCTAGCGTTTTCCTTCTCGAGGAGGGTTTGCACCACGCGGCGTGCGGCCCACAGGGTTTTACCGGCGCGGTTGCCGCCGGAGATGAGGAGCTCCTGGGTGGCCTGGAACTCGGTGTTGGCGATCTCCCAGTGGTCTGGGATAAAGCCGTAGGTGTACGGGTCTGCCTTTTCAAGTAGCACGAGCTGGGTGCGCTTCTGCTTGAGCTCGAGTGCGCGGGGGTGCGAGGCGTCGACCCGGGGGATGACGGGGTGCAGGGGTTGCTCGTTCCACCAGCCGGTGTTGCAGGCGTCGGAGCAGAAGCGCTTCTGCTTGGGGCCTTCGCGGACCTTGATGATCTCGAAGGGCTTGGAGCAGGTGAGGCAAAGTGGTTGGCTCATTTATCAATATTTTTCGTTTTGGGGAACCCGTCGACTTTTACCGTCGCCGCGGAATGCCCGACCCCCTCCCCCCGGGGGCCCGGGCGGCCTGGTGTCTGCCTTGTGTAACGGGGTAGGACATTGGCCTTTTGAGTGGGTGCTAATGTGCGTTTGACCCAATGTTTACGGGCTATTGCTGCGTGATTTTGTGTCGAAGTGAATATAACTGCTATTGTAGGCATGAGTGCCAGAAACAGGCCTAAAAGCGTGGTTTTCAGTGGTGCTGCCGCGGTAGGGGTAGGACATTTTGGGCCACTACCTAAATCAGGTCGGGCGTCTGCTCGTCGTTCACGGTGGTCACATTGCGCTCTTTCAGGTCCTTCATAAGGTCCCGATGGCTCACCGAAGCGGTCATGGCGAGGTGAATTGAGGTAGGTTGACCCTTAATTACAGCGAGTTTGTCGGTCAGCACAGCGACCGCTACGGGTAAGCCCCTATCATCTATCAAGTTAATAGAGGATTCAGCTAGTCGCTTGGTGCCCTTCCAGATTGCAACCTCCAAAAACCCGGTCACGTCTTTCCGCCAGTCCTCCTCGTTTTCTGGATAGTCTACCGGGACCTTAACTCCTCGGATCAGCTTAAACGTAGTGGTGAGACCAAGTCCGGTCTCTTCCGCAATCTTATCAATCGACTTGTTCTCCAGGATACCAGCGACGACAGCGTCTGCTTTCTCTTGGGTCAGCTTGTTGTTGAAGTGTTGGCCGGGGTGGTGTGTTTTGACGTACCCAAGCTCTTTGACTGCGTTGAAGACCTTCTCCTGCGTTGCCTGGGGGATCTCGGTGTTACCTGACAGCACTCGCTGCGTGTACAGGTAATTGACTCCAGCGGCCTTGGCGACGTCCTCGAGACTCGGCCTCTTCTTTGGTTTCTCACCCGGCATAAGGCGCAAAGCTAAAGGGGAACTCTCCCCAGTGGTTGAGTTGCTTCTTGGGCTTCATGGAATAGTGCTGCACTCCGGCCAGGGTCATCCTGACTGCGGCAGCGTAATCCTCACTGAGATACTCGAGTTTGCCGGGCATGGATTCCATGGCGAACGGCATCCATAAGGTCGGGAAGCGCTCGACGCGCACATCGTCGCACCAATCGATCCTGTATGGGTTCTGCACTGCTGACCCTTCCAGCATCTCAAGTGTCGCCAGAAGGCATTTACGGGGGATTGCGAGGCATCCCGATGCGAACATCTTAATCGGCACCAGCTCCGCTGCGCACTCAGCGTCATTCACCTGGTGCTTCAGGGCCTGTAGGTGCTCCACCTTCGGGCGCAAGGCCGGCCTGGCGGGCAGTGAGCGGCAGGAGTAGGGGATGCAGACCGTTGCCTGGTGTTTATGGGCCAACTCGGCCATGCGGACTACATCGGCCGCGGCGAACTCAATGTCGTGGTCTAGTTGGACCCAGACGTCCTTGCCAGAGTCGAGGAACCACTTCGTGGCACGGCACCGGGACCGGCTAATGAGGGCATCCTCCCGGATGGTGCGCAGATCGGTCTGCCTGTCCGAGCGGGCGAACGTGGCCGTCAAGTCGACCCAGGACATCATGCACGCAGCACTGATGCCGCCGTAGGCGTACATTGAGACATGGATTGAAGGCCTGGTGCCTGCCTGGGTTATACCTTGCACCTTGCTGGTCGGCTGCGGTGCGTAAATGAATGGATCTTCCATCTGTGGGGATTCTGCATTGGTTGCGGTCATGGTTCAATGTCCTTCCGTTGGCTTGCGAGGTAGAGCTCGTGGCCCTTGGTGATGAGGTAGACCACACTGCCTCGGGGCACCTGGCAGGCCGCGGCGACATCGTTCAAACTGAGCCCACGGTCCCGCAGATCGTAGGCCTTGCGAGCTAGGTCGGGTGTGTGCCTCTGCTCGGTGACTTCGGGCTCATCCTGCATCACCGGGGCTGGCGTGCCGTCTTCCT